TGGATCCAAGAAGGTTTTGCTACGAGGAACTTTGAGGAATGATTCATGGTCGTGGACTCTTGGCGCTGGAAGTGCAAATAGAATATATGTCAGTACGACGACGGGGCAATTGACACAGACGGATCCTACCGGAACAGGAGATGTTGTTCAGTGCGTAGGATGGGTGACAGCAACGAACGCCATCTACTTCGATCCGAACTCTGTGCTGGTAGTGAGGAACTAATGGCATACAAGCACAGCAATGGATTAGTATTCGGGAACTGGGATCGCTTTCACGATGGACACAAGGCGGCATTGCAGAAAGCCTTCGAGTTGTGCGAAACTGTTTTGGTGGTGTATACAAAAGCGCTGTATCACGTCCAACAGTCTCAGGAGACATGGGGAATAGAAGATATTGATTTCAGGAGGTCAGTGGTAGAGTCGCATATTGACGGGGTTATTTGCGCAGGAGGTCGGGTATCATACGCTGTGTATGATAATTTGTCGGACTTTCTGGCGGATGTTACTAGTCATGATTTCGACGCTGTCATTGTTAGCGATAAAGATTGTGGGAATTGTTGGGCCCGCACATATCCAGGCAAAGTTCAGGATTTGATTTCCGCTGGCAAGAGCGAGCCGATATTGGAAAGTGTTGACGTCGTCTATATGGCAGATGGTCAGGCGCTTTCGTCAAGCAAATTGAGAAAGCGAGAAAAATTGGGGATGCCATTGGGGATTTAATTGAATGTCTCAATATAAACAAAACACGAGCGCCCTTGACCAAGGTCACGATATGTATGACGGCGGGAATCGTGACACGTCGCAGCCGTTGACCTTTGGGTATCCGAAGGTAATTGTACCGTTTGACTATCGCATTGCATGTCGTTGGCAACCGAATCTCAGTCAGCAAAACAGGCGCGTCCTTGTGAGTTCTGCATATATACGGGTGACTGCGGCAGGCGAGGGAGCTGGGGCGTATACGAGCGGCGTGCATGTTCATGATGGTTCTGCTCCGGATTTGTCGACAACTAATTTAGCTTTTGGCTATGTGGATATTGGAAACGCACAAAACTGGAGCATCAGTGCGAATTGGGCCACAAACACGGAATACACTTCTCCGGATATGAAGCTGGCTGTGCAGGATTGGTTTGATCGTGGTGCATATGTCTCAACCGATTGGATAGGATTAATTGTAGACGGCGGGGATTCTGCTGGCGATGAGTACAAGGATGTGTACAACGCCAACCATGCGACGCTAAGTTATAGGCCGGAGTTCGAAATTAATTATGTGTTTGTGTTCATCGACGACGTATCTCCAGTCGCGTATTCTGATATAACAAGCGTGAATGGCGTTCCACGAAACGAGATAGAGCGCATACTGTAGAGAGCCGGGTTGAAGGCCTATTCGAGTGATGGTATCATTGTGTCTGGTTTTAACAGAAAGGGGCAAAGCATGCCAATGTTTGACGTTACACAAAAATTGTTGGATTTGTCGGGCAAGCCGCTCGTAGGTCCTCCGAAGCCGCCGCTTCCAGGTCAGCAAACCGCACCTCCTCCGGAGCAGATGACACTCCGGTCGGCGTGCGTGCAAGCGCTCACTGCGCCGAACGAAAATCAGACCGGCGACGAGAAGTTTAAAAATTTCTGTTTGGCGCAGCGCATCACGGAGCGTGACAACGTGGCACTGTCGGCCGAGGAAATCACGAATTTGAAGGCTCTCACGGGGGCGATTTTCATCCCGATCGTTGTCGGTCGTGTTTGGGAGATGCTCGATCCGCAACCTGTGGCTGTCGAAGAATAACCCCCATTCGGCCCTCCGCTTGACCACCCTAAACAAGTCGTGTCAGAATCACCGTAGAAGGTGACACATGAAAGTAAGCCTACAATTTCCGGTTTCCGACGTCGCGGATCGCATCGATGACGGGTATGTCGAGCTGATAATTCAGCGCGACGACGGTGGCGGCGGTGGATTGGTAGAAATTTCACACGCTACGACGCGGCCACCGCTGCGAGATGTCGTCGAGCGGTACGTCTACCAGGATACGGTCGGAGACGAAGCGTGGGACTATCAGGCGATTCCGGTCAAAGCGGACGGCGCTGAGTACCCGACGCCGACGGCGGCCGACGTGGTCGAGTCCATGGCCTACACAACCTTACAGGCCATCAGAGACGAGGGCGTCCTCGCCGCCGACGTATCAGACGAACGGGTGGAGGAAACTATCGAGCTGGCGAGCCAATACATCGAGGATTATACGCAGTCTTGGTTCCAGCCGAGATTCCAGAAGTTTGAGCTATCCGGCGAGGACCGACCGCGATTTTTCTTTGACATCCCAGTGATCGCCCTTCAGAAATTGACCGTCAACGACGAAGACGACAACATCGGGAACATCGAGGTCAATAATCGATACCTTAGAAACGGATTGACCTCTCCAGACGACCGAAAAAACCCCATGATGACTTACGCTGACGGATATCTGATAGAGCCAGGCGAGCGGCTCTACACGCTTGGTGGTGGGTACTTCCCACACGACAGGCAGGAGACGAGGGTGTGGGGGATCTTCGGATACACAGAGCTTCCACGTGGCGCAGTGTGTGGCGAGACTTCGACAAAGAGTCAGGTGCCGCTCAACTACGGGACGGTTCCGAAGTTGATCGAATGGTGCGCGAGGATGATCGTCATCAATCATGTCTATCCGCTTCTGTCGGACGATTCGCTGGAACTCATACTGAAAAACAGGATGACGCGACTCAAGACACGAGATCAAGAAGTTGAGTTCAGTGATCAGGATTCGTCAGAGGTCACCACGACGACCGGATTCACAAATAGCACCGCAATCGATGAGGTGCTGAGTCGGTTCAAGCGACCGATGAAAATGCTCGCGGTATAATGGGGAGTGCTTTTACCAGACTGATAATGAAGTTTCGCGTGGTGATCTACCGGACGGACACGCTTACCACCGACAAAGCAAACATCCTCAGCACCCCAGAGACGTGGGACTTTTCGACGTTCCCAACGATTGACCTCGAAGTCACGATAGACGCGGGGGCGCTTCAGACCATCACGATCGATTCATCCCTCTTTGACGACCCGGCAGCGGCGACGGCGGCGGAGGTCATCGACCAGATAAACGCGGCGATCGTGGGCGGTTTCGCCATCGAGGACGCTGACCACCAAATCGTTCTTGCTACGGACACGTTGGGGAATCCCGGATCGATACTTGCGGGGGGGGCAGCCGGGGCTTTACTCGGATTTGATACTGAGGAGGTCTCAGGCGGCGCGTATGACGATGTTTGGGGCGCGCCTACGCCGACGGCCGACGGAACCCAGACGGGCGCTGACAGCCGTCGTGAGCTCGCTCCGATAACGCAACTTTGCCAACTCGACCGGCAGGAGTGGGGGAAGCGTACTTTGACGGCGGGAGGCGAGTCTGATGTATCGGACATCGTCATTGAACTCCGCAAGGATCATCTGGAGGCGGCCGGCCTGATGGGCAGCAACGGTCTTCCGTTGATTCACATTGGCGACCGCATCGATCGGATCCTACAAAGAGACGGCACGGTGGCGATGGATTTCCCGCACCCACCTGGCATGTGGGTCAATGAGGTAGAGCCGCTGGGATACGGCTTGACATACTTCGGGACGGCCGAGATAAATCTGTTCGCGTTGCACTGCAAGAAGGACCGGGAGATCGAAACGGAATGAAGCTGGACATTGAGGACAACAGCGCTCCGGCGCTTGCTGAGTACAAAGCCCTTGTGGCCACCGTCAACCGTGGGGTGACGACGATGTTGGCGCAGGAGGCGTTTGCTCTGTCCAACGAGATGAAAGTCGGCCTTATTGAACAGCGTCCCGGTGGTAGGCCGATCCGGAAGCTTTCCCGGACAACTATTTTGCTGCGCGGCCTTCGGACGGGTGGAAATCCAGGGACCAAGGCACTGATCGACTCGGCTTCGATGGTCAACTCTGTTAACGCTCGCAAGGTGAGCATGTATCACTACACGGCCGGGGTTCACCGCAACGTTCGGAGCAAGGACGGCAAGAAGCTCGCGAACATCGCGGCGATCCATGAGTACGGGACGAAAAGCTACACGATCACGGTGACTGAGAAAATGCGGCGCTTTTCGTTCGTCCTGATGAAGCACGGGATCCTACATGCACCGTGGAGGGTGGGACAAACGCTCAAGCGTAGGACCGAGGCGCGCCCATGGCTGAACCCGGCGCATGAAAAGTGGGAGAAGAAGGCCGACGAGCGCTTCACGATGGGCCTTGCGGCAATTTTTGGGATAACGATGTAATGGCAGTTCCGACGATCATAAGCATCACGCCAGAAGGGGGCCTCACACGGGGCCTTAATCTGGTGCAGATCACGGGGACCAACTTTTCGATGCCGCCGGATCCGCCACTGAACGACACGGGGCCAGCGTTTCAAAGCATCAAGGTGATGTTCGGCGCTCTTCAGTCTCCAGCCGCATACGCCATCACCACCACCCAAGCGATCGCTACAGCGCCAACCTACGAGGGCGACGCTATGGGGGAGGCGGGCGACCCGGTGGACATCACGCTCCACAACCTGGACAGCTCCGGCGCGGAGATCCCCGGCGAGGAAGTCGTCTACAGCTCGTATACCTACAACCGGCCGCTGTTCACCGACGAGCAGGTGCTTGAATATGTGGTCGGGCGCTTTATTGCGTATCTCCGGCGCCATGTCACACCGAATGTTTGGGCCACCATGGGCAGAAGTTATTCCGAGGGTGACGACCAAGTTGCCGAGCGGATCAAGCAGGCGACGAAGCCGCTCATCTGGATCAACGGCATAGATCTGGAGACGAACACCAATCTTCAAACGATGAAGAACCAGGAGATTCTTACGAGTGCCACGGAGTTCTCCGTGTATCGGCCTGGCACGGCGGTCAATGTTCTGATGTCTTCGATCCAAATATATTCCGACGAAGAGCATACACGTGAGATTATTGCACTTTCAACGGACATTCAGAACACGATAAGAGATGTTCCGCATCTGAAAAGCAACGCGCCTCCCTTTGACACGGAAGAGTCTGAATACAAATATCCCTTGTCGATCCCGGCCGACGGGATGCCAAGCTTTGACCTGGGACCGGAGAACGACGGTCTGAAGGTGTGCACGCTTGCGGTGACGATAGAGGAAGTCGACTTGACCGATTTGGCCGGAACTCTTACTGATATTGGATGGACGGTCGAGGAGGATCCGGAAATCGATTTTTCTGCGAGCGTGTGATGTGTTAACATCGGTGTGAAAAAAAGGTTTTTCTAAATTCTAATCGGAGGTGAGCAGATGCCTACTGGCGCTTCGAGAATAAACATTACCTGGAAACAGGGACAGCAAAACGTCACAGGCGTTGACACATCCCGCGCCGCAGCCGTTGGTCTCACCGAGCGTGGCCCTATAGGTACCCGGACGACCGTTTTCAGCGCGGAGGAATACAGGAAGTATTTCGGCGGGTACATCGACAACGATGATTCAGACCTGTCGGTGGCCGTTGATTCGTTCTTCGACAACGGCGGTACGGCCCTTGACGTCGTCCGGACTTGCCATTACACCGACATCAGCGATCCCGACAGCTACACGGCCGTCATTGGGACGTTGGATCTGGAAACCTACACGAGCGGCACTCCGACCTCGGGCTCGGAGACGTCGAGCGGTACCGAGCCGTTCGAACTCGCACCGGCGGACACACTGCTGATCGACGTCGATGCGGGGGGCGTTCAGACGATCACTTTCAACGCGACCGCCGGGTATGTCGATTCGAGCGACACTTTCCCAGTGGGGGATCAGGTCGGCCTGACGTTGAATCTGTCCGTCGACGGCGGCTCGACCTTCACGGTGACGTTTGGCACGGCAACCACCGTTGCGGAGCTCGTGAACGACATCAACGCCGAGGGTATCCCTGGGCTGCACGCCTACGAGTCCGGCGGCCAGGTCCGGATTCAGAGCGACAACCCGGGCACCAACTCATCGATCGCAATTATCGCCGGTGGAACGAATACCATCACCTGGGGCGCCCCGGTGGCAGGAACCGGCGACGTTGCGAACATCTATGCGGTCACGGCGGCCGAGGCCGAGGCCCACATCGAGGCCACTCTGACCGGCGCGTCGGTGGACGTTGAGACCGGTGGAGAAATCACCATCACTAGCTCAACGACGGGAACGTCTTCGAGCGTCCAGATGACTGGAACCGCGCAGACCAAGTTTGGGTTTGACGGTGCCGTCCATAGCGGCTCTACGGCCGGGACAACCACGACGCTCACGGTCAACGGCAAAACAGAGGGTGAGTATGCAAACAGCCTCTACGCCGTTGTTGCGGACGCCAGCAGCGGCGATGCGGCTTACTTCGACCTGTCGATCACGCGTGACGGCGAGGTAGAGGAGAGCTGGGCCAACCTCACGATGGATCCGGCGGACGAACGCTATGTGATCAACATCGTCAACGATGAGCTGATCGGATCCGACTTGATCAATCTCGTGGACGCGGAACTGATGGGCGGCGCGGGCTACACGGCACTGGAGGCGCGCCCGACAAACGGCACATTCGGGCCGCTCACGGGTGGCGACGACGGTCTGTCGGGGCTTCTCGATTCCGATTTCGTTGGCTCCAGCGCGGGTTACACGGGGCTCTACGCCCTTGACGACGAAGCGGACATCCGCCTCTTCTCCGTCCCGGGGCACGCCTCGTCGGCAGTCCACGCGGGGATCAACGCGTATATTGAGCACAGGGAAAAGGGCATATATGGCGTCCATCCGACGCCGGGCCCCGATCAGGGTGTCGTGAGTGCGGTCACGATGAAGACGTGGTCTGAAAATTACCTGCACAACACGACCGAGTTCGGGTGTTGTGCCTGGCCACGGATCAAGATTTCCAACCCATCCAGCGCGGTGTTCGGCGATGTCGACACGGTGACGATCGGCTCCGAGATGGCGAAGATGGGCCGATTCGCCTACAATGATCGTTACAACCCTGACGGTGTCCTCGTGAGTACCGCCGGGATCAAGGACGGCCGTGGTGTGGTTGTCAACTGCCTTGGAGTCGAGTACGACGACATGCTGATTCAGTCGAAGGCCGACCTAATCGCAGACGTGAATATCGAGCCGATCCGCAAGTTCAAAAACACCGCGTACCATTGGGACGGCGGCGACAACCTCACGATCAACGGCGATTGGCCGCGCCAGTGGCATGCGCGGGGGGCCGTTTACATCGTCAAGTCCATCGAGGCAGATTCTTTGTGGGTCAAGCACTCGAAGAACAATCCTCAGACGCGGTCGCAGTGGGAGCGCCAGGGGAACCGCTTCTTGGCCACACTCCCCGAGACGGCATTCGACGAGGACCGGCCGACATACTGGGAAGTCTCCGACGCCCTCAACGGCCCGGACATCCGCGCACAGCAGCGCATTCGGGGCAAGCTGGGCTTGGGCTTCTCGGACGACGCGAAATACGTGGAAATCATCGTCACCCGGACGGTGGCCACGACGACAAGCTAAAGGAGACCCACGATGCCGAAGGATCAACCAAAAAATTTCTTCATGCAGCCCAAGTGGGTGCTGTACATCGACGATATCGAGCGTGTTCGATTTTCGCGTGTGACAATACCCGACGAGACTGTCACCGATAACGTGATCCGCCAGTCCGCGCAAACCTTCCCGGATCGCGCGCCGGGCGAGTATCAACCCGTCGACATCGATCTCGAAGGTCCGGCCTTTTTCGCGGATCCGACGTTCCGAACGCTCTGGAACAGGACGATCGATGTCATCCGTGGCGGCGGCAGCATCGGCGAGGCGCTCTATTTCGATTGCGATCTTGTTCAGCTCGATCGCGACAATGAGACCGAGTTGGAGAAGTACCGCTTGCACCGGTGCTATTGCGGCGGCCGGAAGTTTGGCGATTTCGACGCCGAGACTGACGGTGCGCGGAAGAAGGGCGCCTTTATTCGCCCGCAGAAAATCGAAGAAATCCCGGTCGCCTAATCTCAGGCGCCGAAAAAAAGAAAGGCTTTGGGGCAAATGTCAGAAATTATTAAGTTTCCGTCAAGAATGGAAGTGGAGATGCGCGCCCGCTCGGTTTCCGAGTTGCGCCAAACACTGAGCGGATTCCGCGATTCTCTCGTAGGCGCTCAAACGGCCGCGCTCGAAGGTGCCACCGTCAAGCTTGTGTCACCGGGAGACTACCCGGTCGAACGCATCGCAGGCGTAGACGATAGCGTCAATTGGATCAAGGCGACCACGGAGGACCGTCTTTACGGACTGCTCGCAACGCGGGTCATTTCGTTTGAGAAGGGGCGCCACTACCGGATGGAAAACGCGTGTGAGCGCTGTCCCAAAAAGTACATGCACGATGTGGATTTGCGCCGCGTCGAGGACGGTGGCGATATTGTCGTCTGGGAATTCGAAGACGACGATCATCGGGATCGGTTCAAAAAGGATATTCCATTCGAGGGGATGCTGGGGGACAAGCTCGTCAAGTGGCGCATGGCCTACGGCGAAGACGAGCAGCTCATCGAGCGTGTTTCGGATGGGAATCCCAATGCGAAGACTGACGAGTTGAGCCTCCGGACGCGCATCGTCGAAGTTGAAGGGATAAATAGTAACGACATCAGCAAGTGGCTCGAAAGCCTTGGCGATGAGCGACTTGAGCTTCAGGACATGATGTCCGAGGCAACCCACGGTGTTGACCTCGTGGTCGACACGAAATGTGTGTGGTGTAACTCTTCGCAGGAAGCAACGATCCCTTTCGATTTGGAATTCTGGATTCCGGTAGTCGCGCGCGAGCGGGATCGACGTCGAGATCGCAGGGACAAAGCCCTGATGAGAGCGGCGCAGCGGAGATAATAAATTACGGCGTCAGCCCGGTCGTCTCCCCAGAATTGCTGTACATCTTGCGCTCGTTCGAGGTGCGCCCGTGTAGTGCCACACTCGATGAATGGTACAACCTGAAGACGGTTGCGAGCGTCGAACCGCTCGTCGATCCGTTTGACGAGCAGAGTCTTTTTGACCTCCAGTTTGACCTTTGCGTAAGCGCTCCGATGGCGATATCAATGAACATGAGGTGGGAGGACGCTGGTCAGCTACCCATGAAAGATGCTATTCGTATACAAGAGACTTTGTACAAGAGAAACGATGCATTAGTTAGAGCGTTGAAGGACAAATAACGGGGAACGGCAGAAAAGGGAGTCCATGGCTGGCAAAAGCCTGAAGACTATCTTTGACGTTTTGGCCAGGGATGGCGCCACCCCAGTCCTGAATAAAGTCACAAATTCGTTCGGAAGTATGCGTAAGGCCGCAAAGAGCGCTGATCAGGCGTTGGGCGGCATGAATGCTGGCGCGGCGGCCATGCAAAAGCGCATGACCACCATCATGGCCGGTGGTATCATCGGCGCGGGATTCCTGAAGGCCGGTGCGGGATTACAGAACTTCGTCAAGGGGGCGGTCGCTCAGGCCGGCGACCTCGAATACGAGCTTGCTACCCTCAAGGGCATCTCGGGGGCTACGGCCGACGAAATGGATCGCCTTGCGGCGGCGGCGTCCAAGGCTGGCGTGGAAACCCAATTCACGCCGACACAGGCGGTGGAGGGACTCGCGGCCCTTGCACAACAGGGCTTCACGACGGCCCAGCAGCTCGACACACTCATGCCGTCCCTATTCCTTGCAGGCGCGTCCGGTGGAAAGATCCCCCTTGAGGAGGGGGCGAAACTCACGACTCAGACACTCAAGGCGTTTGGGCTCCAGGCGGAGGACGCCGGTATCCTTGTCGATCAGTTGGTCAAGACGACTACGCAGTCCGGACTCGCCATTGATGAGCTTACCGAGTCATTACAGAATGCATCGGCGGGTGCGATTTCAATGGGGCTTGGCATCGAGGATTCCATGGCGGCGCTGGGTTTGATCAAGAATATCATCCCGTCGGCGGCGATGGCGGGGTCCGCCTTCCAGATCATGACCGGCCGATTGAGCGCGACGCGCACGCAGAAGAAAATCAAGGAGGCCATGGGGATCGACGTTGTCGACGCGGCGACCGGCAAGTACATGGCTTTTGACAAGCTCCTCGTGAAGATGAGCGACAAGTTGGGCAAGATGGAGGAGGGCGCGCGCGGGGCGTTGGTCGGGGAGGCGTTCGGTGAGCGTGCCAAAAAGGGTATTCTTTCTATCTTCCAGCAGCTTAGTACGGGCATTACGACAACCGAGGGGCAGGTCCTGAAGGGCGCGGAGGCATTCGCCTATTACAAGGACCAACTCGATCCGGATGTGGTGCGAGGTTTCGCACAGTCCATGAACGACTTGAAGCTAGACACTCTCAGGGGGCAGATGGAGCTTCTTACCGGCTCCGTCCAAACGTTCATGATGGAGATGGGCAAGGGCTCGGCGGCGTTCTCGAAGAAGATCGTCAAAGCATTCCTTGGCGGCTTCAATACGATGCTGTCGATGTTCCAGGAGCTCCCGGATGGATTGAAAACCGGGATCGCCGCCTTCGTGATGTTGGCAGGGACGATCACGAAGCTGATCGGCGTCATATTGATTGCGCGCGCGGGGTTGGGTCTGTTCGGGTTCAGTCTCAGCGGTGTCTTGATGGGGATCGGTAAAATGCTGCTACTCGCGGCGCCGCTGACGTTGTTCTTTGGTGGCATCGCCCTCGGGGCCTACGGTATCTATCGGGCCGTCGCGAGGAACTTCGGCAACGCGGAGAAGTCGACGGCATCCTTCACCGACAAAGTCAAGATGGCGTTCAAGGGCATCGTGGACATCGTCAAGACGGGCGGCTTGTCAGAGGCGACAGAGAAGGAATTCCTGAAGATGGGCAAGTCGCCGATGCTGTCGGCGTTCTTCAAGCGCTTCATCTCAATGTGGCGCAACGCGAAGGCGTTCTTCTCCGGTGTGGTCCAGGGGTTTGACGAGGGGCTAGTGCGTCTTGAAGGGCCGTGGAATCGTTTCACAGACGTCATCACCAGGGTATTCAATATTTGGACCGGCGGAACACAACGAGGCATCAGCGATACAGGTATATGGACAGAGAAGGGCCGGATATTCGGAGACACCTTGGTCGGGCTTAGCGAGATGGTCCTTGATCTCATGACGAAGTTTGTAGAGCTCGGGGAAAAGGGGGCGCAATCGCTTGAAGGTATTACCGTGGACGATGTCGTCGATGGGTTCGCGAAACTGATAGGAGTTATCAAGGTCGTTGGAAGGGCGTTCCATGGGGTTTTTTGGCTCTTCGACAAAATAGGCACACACATCGGCGAGATGGTTGGTGGTATCGTTACCCTGTTCGATGGTTTGGGGTCCGTCATCTCTGGCTTCTGGAACAACAACGAGCAGCTTTCGGCCGCCGGTATGGCGAAAATCAAAGGCGTCCTTACGGGAGAATTCACTAGCGCTGGGGCATCGCTTAGGGAAAACATGGCGCGGCAGAGGGAGCAGGCGGGCGGACTAGCAGAAACGCGGGAACTTGCGCTTGCGCGCATGAGGTTTGCTGTCGGCGCGCGGGAGCGAGACACGACGCCGTTGGATGGACTCGACAGAGGAGAACGCCGGGCGGCAATGTCTGGCGATCAGACTGTGATGAGCCAGATGAATAGCAACATCGCCGAAATGACCGCCCGGCTCCGCGCGCGCCAGGCTGAGATCGTGGAGTACAAGAAGAGCGAGGACTATCAAGAGGGTGTGGTGGCACCGCAAACACGGCAAGCACTTGCGGAAGAGATGAAGGTCATCAAGCAGGCGCTGACACAGACGCCCAAGGTCATCATGGTCAACGTCGACGGGCGCCGGTTGTTTGAGGTCCAGATGGAGAACGCTGCGGAAGATCGCGAGGACAATTTCGATGATCCGAACATGTCGCCAGTGACCCAGCCAGGAGCAATATAATGACCGATGTGCCGACAGACGTGCGAACCACGATCGTGAACGTAGACACGGGGAAGGGGCTCTTCCTGCAATATGAGCCCGAGACCCTGACCGGCAACGTTGCGGCGACGTACAATTCAGATCCCGCGCTCGGCGGGACGCACGAAAACCTGATGTTCTCACACACGGGGAACGAGAATTTTTCGATCGGAATGCGCTGGAATAGGATAATGCTTACGGCCATCACGGGAAAATCGACAGACGAGGCGTCGAAGATCATCGACGACGCGCGGGCGTTCATCCGAGCGCTCCTGAACCCGGCGAAGCTTGTCATCGAAGTCGTGGGCGGCGAACCACCGCTCGTCAATATCACGTGTCCAGGGGTGTTCGACGTCTACGCGAGGCTGACAACGATTGACTGGGAGGTGCCACGGCGCGACCCGGCGACCGGCCAGATTATGGAATTGAGCATGGGGTGCACCTTCCGGGAGGATCCGCAGTACAGGTACACCTACGACGACATTATCGACATCGGCTATGAAAGGAGCTGACCATGGCGGTTCTATGGGAGCTCAGCCCCTACCAGCTATGTTATGAGACCTACGATGCCCGGGCTAGGCTCTACACGACCGACTATGAGCCGTATCCCTATGAGGACTTGCCCGACAACATCGAGCACATCGTGGTGGAGGGTGAGACCTGGGATGATATCGCGCACACCTACTGGTCGCCAATTTTCCAGGCCGGGGCGCTGTGGCGGTATATCGCAGACTTCCAGCCGGACCCGGTGACCGATCCCTTCATCACGCTCAAGGCCGGGGTGACCGTAGTGGTCCCGTCCAGGAACACGCTGTACACAAAAATTCTAGACCCGGATCGGAGAAGGATCGTTGATTAAATGGCGCGCAGCGGTAGTCGCCCTGAACCTCGTTGACTCTGACGAGGGAACCGATGGGTTGCTTGATTTCGCCCAGGATCGATTGAAGTCGTTCACCTTCTACGACAAGGAGGGCCGCGTTGATAAATGCGAGGTCGTTTTCAGGAACGCGGACAAGAAGCTCCTCGACGATCCGCGCCTGAGAAGCGGGCAGGAGTACTTGGTGCAATGGGGCTATCCCCACCAAATGTCGGCCGTGTACAGGATGATCGTCAAGAAGACGAAGGAGGCCGGCCTGAACTTCCAGGTGACGATGAAGGGGAAGGCCGTCTTGCTGGACAAGGGCAAGCAGTATCGGCAATGGACCGGCGTTCGAGACTCCGACGCGGTCAACGAGATTTTACAGGAACACGGATATGATGGCGTGACGCTCGACGTGATCGATACGCCGGTTTATCGGCCGACGCTCACACAGTCGACGTCGGACGCGCGCTTTCTTCAGAGGCTCGCAAGGAAGAACAAATTCCATTGGTGGATCGATGCATCGGGAGCTCATTTCCGCCCGCGTAGCAAGGACGTCGACCCCTACAGGTGGTATACATACCGTGGGCAATTCGTTGGGGATGGAGAGATATTGACCCCGGGCCCCAATATCGACACAAATTTCGCCAACGACGTCGCCCGCGTGAAGGTCAGGGCGATCGATCCATACACGCTTGATGAGGTGATCGCGGAGCAGGGCATCGACGGCGGCGACGCGGAAGAAGATTATGAGGTTTCGCTCGGCTCGGAGCAGGAGATCGGCGACCCGGACAACCTCGAAGGCAACCGGCAAGATCGCGTCACGCGCACGGAAGAAATCAATCTTGGTTTCGCCACCCAGTCGGAGGTGAATGCCGAGGCCGAGGCAATCTATCGAGAGGTGGCTTCGCGGCGCTACAAAATGAAGATGCCGATCAAGGGAGACCCTCTCATCGGGGCGCGCATGCTGATCGGGTTGAGGAATTACTCGCATGCGTATTCGGGGCTTTACTACGTGAAGGGAGTCACTCATCAGATCTCCGGCGGAAAGTACAGATGCGAGTTGGACACGATCCGCGATGCGCTCGGGAAGATCTATCTGAAGAAAAAAAAGGGTATTTACGGCAAGAAAAACAGCAATAAAGATCCCGGGGGCGCCGACGGACCGCCGAAGCCGGAAACGTTGGAGCAGATCACAACCACGAAGAGAGGCCCGAACAACAGGGATATTTGGGTGCATCAGTGGGTGAAGGCCGGGACGAACCACGTGGTCAGAGAGCAAGTGCTGCATGAGACAATGCAACGGCGCTTGGACGGGTTAAGATAGGGGCAAAGCATGAGCGAACAGGCAGGGGTCACGAGTGGCCCACACATGGGCATCATAATCAAGCGGGAACTCGACCCCAAGGACGATCCCGAGGCGGCCAATATGGAAGTTTTGGGGCGCATCAAGGCGAAGGTCCCTGGGAAGTGGCAAGAGTCCGCCTGGGCGTGGCCTCTCAACTTCGGGGGCGCGCCGCAATGGGGTGTCAATCGCGTGCCACCGATGGGCGCCCTTGTTGCGATTTGGATTGTGGGAGGGAACGAAGAATCCCTCGTCTACATGCCAGCGCAGCACGCGATCGGAATGACCTTCCCCGAATTCGAGGACCCCGACGTCATCGTTGCCGGGGATGAAAATATCCGGCTTATTTACGACCGACGGGAGGGGCAGAAATACGCGGCGGCGCAAGTCGTCAAGGAGGTTGACGGCGCAGAGAGTCTGATATGTGAGATCCGGTTTGACGTCGAAGGAAACAGCGTTCGAATCTTGGCGGAAACCGGGTTGAAAATCGAGTGCAAGGGACAGCTCACACTTGACTCCACCGGCGACATTGAGATCGGCGGCCGGAAGCTGGCGCGCAAGAGCGGGATGATTGAATAATGGCTTTTTCCTGGAATGTAGCAACGGATCTTATCTGCAACGATATACCGACCTTCACGGCGATGGAGGATATTTGCTTCCCGGGCGGTGCGTGCCTATCGCACCTGTTGACGACAATTCAATCCGTCCCGAGCCCGACGGAGATCCCGCTTCAATTTCTGTCGCAGCTTGGCCCGGCGACATCGTTCATCCAGCCGTTCATGAACGCGATTGACACGGTCATCGCTCTGTTCAAATGCCTGGAGGCCATCGTTGATTTTGCGACATCGCTGGATCCGACGGGTATTTTCGAGTGCCTGCCCCAGCTCATCGAGAAGATAAACGCCCTCCTCTCGATGATCCCTCAGCTTTCGATCCCGCGCATGGTGATCGCTATCATTCGGGCGTTGATCGCCCTCTTGCGAGGGCTTGCAACCGACCTTCAATATCTAGTGGATCGCGCCGTGGACATCGCGGAGCAAATAGACCGCGCTGCGGACCTGAACGATGTAACAAAGGCTGGATATTTGGCTTGCGCCGAGAACACGATGAATGAATCGTTGTCGGAGACAGCGCTGGCGCTGAAGGCTGTCGGACGGATTATCCTGCTGGTAAATATCTTCATGGGATTGTTCGGGGGGCCGGAGATCCCGTGCTTCGGTGAGCTACTGGACGGCGCCACCGTCGATGTTCTCCAGCCGATCATCGGCACCTTGGACGCCTTGGCGGATCTACTTGAGCAATTGCTTGATATGATTCCGGATCCAATCGCCGCCCTCACGAAGGCGCTGGGAGAACAAAGATGCTGAGCAAAGACCGGATCGGGCTGAAGTACCCGGTGCAATTAGATGGAAAGGGAGACCTCGCGAGTGCCACCGGGCTCGACCTCGAAAAGGCGGACATTATGTTCCTTCTGTCAGTTGGGCGCGGTGAGGTTCCATGGGATCACAACTACGGCACGCGGATCCGGGAGCTTCTCCACGGACACGTCGCAAGCAAGGTGGTGGCCAGATCGATCGCTTTCCGGGAGTGTACAGATCAGATGAATACCTACGCACCGGCTTACCGCGTGGTGGGCATGGATGTTCTGTTCGACGCTAACCTGGTAAGGGTTTCTGTGTCCTATGTCGAACGTGGTACACTGACCACTGAGCGAAAACTCGCGACATTCGAGGTGAATAGATGACCGCCATATACACCGAGACCTATGATTTCACCGAACGAGATTTTCAGTCGGCCGACCTCCGCCTTCAAAGCCTTCAAGATTCGGTGTTTCCAGATATGACGGACCCTAATTCTCCGAACATAATGAACCTTCTCAGGTCGGAATTCTCATGGGTGATGTCACGCGTTGACTACTACACATCGAAGGGCGCCCGGGAGTCTTTCATCGCGACCATGGAGGAACGACGCTCGGCGATCTACCACGGGCGACGACAGGGATACGAGCTCGCCGGGGCACAGGCGGCGACGGCCGACCTGTCTGTCACCATCGAAAACGGCCCGATGCCAGCGACGGTCACCTTCGCGGCGGGAGACATTGTCAAAACACAGGAAGTCCCGACGCCGATTATCGGCGAGATCCAGGAGGAGGTGGTGATTGCCTCCGGCGACACGACGGCAACGTTGTCGTGGAAGCACGCACAAACGCGTCAGGACTCGTTCACGAGCACGGGGAAGCAGTCTCAGCGGATGAAGCTGTCATTTGCTCCATATCTCGACCAGTCGGCGGCCTTCTCGAATTCTCAGGGGACGTGGGCAGAGGTCGAAACATTCCTGAATAGCGGCCCGGCGGACCTCCATTTCAGGATCATCGTTGACGAGGACGATTTTGCATGGGTGTACTTCGGGGACGATACCAACGGAGCGATCCCCAGCGGCACCTTCCCGATCGACTATGAAACCGGCGGCGGCGAGGAGGGGAATGTTGCCCAAAACACGCTGACGAAGTTCGCCAAAAACTACACCGACGCGAACGGCAACGCCGCAGTGCTGACGGTGACGAACGCGGACGCGGCATCCGGCGGCATCGCTCGGGAGACCGTAGCAGCGGCGAAAATCAACATTCCGAACAACCGGCGCCTCCCGGCCGGGACCACGACCCGAGAGGATTTTGAGCTCCGCGCCCTCGAAGTGTCGGGTGTTGCTCGGGCGCTCATGCTGTCCAGCGGCGAGGATTCGACCATACCGGAGAACGAAGGACGCCTTTACATTGTCCCGAACGGTGGTGGTACGGCAAGCACGGCGGTGCTCGAAGCCGTCGAGACCCAGATCACTGTCACCTATCCCCAGCTTATTTCGTTCACGACGGCCGTAAATACAGCCTCATATCTGACCGTGAACATCTACGCGGTGATCTTCCTTTCGGCCGGGGCCGTGAGGAGCACGGTCAAGGCATCGGTACTCAGTCGGTTGGGCCACTACTTTGAGGCTCTGATTACCGAGGGAAGCCAGTTTATCGGCGAATTTGTCGAGACGGGCACCGGCGTCTCTATTGAGCTGGACATCGGCGCGCAGAACCCGTTCATCGACTTCGGCTATAACTATCGGGATCAAGATGACAACCCAGCGGGTGAAATACCGCTGAGCGACATTTACAACACGATCCGTGATACTACAGGAGTGCGCAAAATCGGCACGTCTTCAGACGAGTTTTTGCTAAACGATGAGCACGACGACGTATCAATCGACAACTTCCAGTTTCCATCGCTCGGGACGGTGACGCTGATCGACGGATCTACGGGGACCGAAATGTAATGGTAGCGGAATTTGAAAACAAAGACTTTTCGGTTGCCGACCTCGGGCCCGGCGAAGCGGAAGACTGGACGCTCACCGCGTTCTTGCAGCTCCCAGGATGGGCCAAGTTTCGGACCTACGGTGGGTTCGTGCTGTCCGAGCGATTCGACTGGTTCGACAGCTACGCAAAACAGTGGAGCGGTATCGAGCCCTTCGCGATCGATGAGTCGCTTACCTTCACCATCGCCACCGTGGGCGTCGATCCGGACAACTGTTTCGAGGTGACCGGCGACGTTCGGCGCCTACTGCCGGAATCCGCGTGCTTTCAGGTGGTCGGTACCGTGGCCGGACAGACCAACCTCGACGCCTACTGGACGGTCCTCGGTACTGAATTCGACGGCACGGTGACCCGGATTTACGTCACAGAGGACGTCCTGGCCGACGTACCGGCCGAACTCATCATACCGCCTATCATCAACGTCAACATCGACAACTACGGCTGGGGGGCCGCTGTGGCGTCTCTGGCGACGTATCCGGTCGGCCCGTTTGTCGGTGGCGAAACCTTGGAAATAGAGATCGATCGGGGCGCGCCGGTCACGGTCACGTTTGCGGGTGGAGAGACCACGGCCCAGAACGTCGTGGATCTATTGAACGCCGAGTTTGTGAGCGAATCGGTGGACGATCTTGTGGTTGCCGAGGTAGAGGGGGGCGTTCCCGTCATCAAAACCCTCACGCAGGGGTCCGACCAATATCTCGAAGTCACCGGCGGCACGGCTGAGGCGACCTTGCTCTTTGCCGATTATGAGCACTACGGCTCCGGGCAATTCGCGCAGCTCTTTGACATCTACTTTGACGACCCGGACAACGCGACTTCTGAAGAGATCGACGATGTTTTTAAGCAATACATCCAGCACGGATACTTCAGGACGCGGGACTCTGACAGTGGTGGGAACGTTCTCGTGCGGTCGGAAAAGGCCGGTGAACTCGCCTCGTGTCAGGTGTGGGGATACTACGGCGACATTTTAAGCGACGCCACCTGGCCAATATCGGCGAGGACGGCCATGGACAACGAACTAACAATGATAGCCGACGGGGTTGGCCCATTCACCGCAACCATGCCGATCGGCGCGACGACGGCCGAGGATCTCGTTGAAAGTATTCAGCTTGCGATGCAATCGAACAACGTCACCGGCGTCGTGACGGTCGCCGGAAACGGGCAGCTTGTTGTGGGCGCCCTGTTGAACATCGAAATTACGGGTGGATCGGCAAACGCGGATCTGAATTTCCCGACACACAAGGCTTGGGGTACCAACTATTTTCACGCCATCCTTGGCTTCACGTCGAGCACGAGCACCGGCGTTTATGACGTTGGTTTTCACGAGAGTTTCGACGAAGAGGCGGCCGTCGGTGCAAACTTCTCGGGCGGAACGACCGTCGAGTCTCAGTGGGAGACGTTCGAGTGGGATTATATCATTGGTGACCTGGACGAGACGGCAACTTTCGAGTCGTCGATCAAGAGCTGGGCGGAGTGGGTGAACAGGGGAGACATCACGGCGGTCGTCACGGGCCCGGGTGGGTCGTTCGCGGTCGCAGGGGACAAGACCGCTTACTACTTCGACGACGTCAGTGCCATAGTCCAGGACTCGACGGGCAACGATCAACTCTACACCGTCGACAACTCCGCCTATGGGGGCGGTGTTACGGTTGTGACGGTGACAGAGGAGGTCGTTGACGCGACGGCCGATGGGACGCTTTACCCGTTATTCTTCGCGAACGGCTCAGAGGACTTCGATCAAGCCTGGCAGACGGCATTCCTGTCAAACCCGAACGACCCGCCACACCGCTTCTTTGACGGCGTCCTAGTTGGCGACTCGGTCACCTTCCCGATCAACGTCGCAGCCAATCGCGATGAGATGTGGATCTATGTGGGATCCGAGGAAAACCTCGTCCATATATCGGTCGACGCTGACGTCTACGATACGGCAGCCGACCTCGTCGCGAACATGAACACGAAGTTCTCGGCGGCCTCCGGCGCCGATCTTGAGTTCTCGGTCCATGAAGAAAGCGCCGATCAGACGAGTGCCAAGATCGGATTCGGATGGAACGGTTCGGGAAGCACCACGGAAGAGTTCTACTTTGTGAACCAGCATGGACAATTCGAGGGGTTGGACATCCGTGGCGCTATCGGAATGCTCAACCTTGTCGACCCCACGACCAATAGGATCAAGGTGCCGTCCAGGCACTTTGCCAACATCGAAGGGGCCGCGCATAGCACCGCGCCGGAACTGTGGCAGGATGACCAGACACTTTTCGATGTCGATCCTGACAGCCGATTCTCGTATACGATACAAACAACCCCGGCGGCCGAGACCGTGGTTGTGCCGGAGGGGCAAGAATTTTCACTGTTCAATCAGGTTGCGGCGCCGGACAACGCGGCCAACGAGGCGTTTGTCCCCGAGGGATGGGGCGGCGCGATTCTTGATGAACTAGCATTTGAAGCAACCCTGACGGTGGCCTGGTTCGACCAGGATCTCGTACCGCAGGATGTAGAAGACTTTGAAGAAGGGTGGTAACCAATGAGCGCAGAAGATTGGGCCGAACTTGATGACAGCCTCGTGGCCGTAGAAAAGGGTGCCACGAACGGACTGGGAGTTCCCAACGGTGGAGGGACGCAAATCTATGCCTTCAACTCGATGGACGCCGAGCAAATCGGCGCGGCGGGGCTTCGGTGCGTGATCGCCGACTTCCAGCCGATGTCCTCCGGCGGCCGCATTTCGGCTTGCATCAAACGCATGCCGAGCGGGGCAAACACCGGCTTTTCACCGCTGATCTACATGGCGGCCGGTGGCACGAGCGTCAACGATACGGCGTACCTTTTGGGGCTCGAAGATGCGGACCCCTACCGGATCGTACTGAGGAAGGCAACGATCATCAGCGGCATCCCGGCGACCGAAGAGGGCAACTACCTGGCGCGGTCGTCGACTCAATTCCAGATGTCGGCCGAGGCGTGGCATCAGCTACGGCTTGACGTCATCGAGCAACCCTCGGGGGCAGTGACTCTGGAGGTGGCTCAGAGCGATCTCGACAGCTACCCGTGCACGGCTCCCGTTTGGACGTCGATCGACGGCATGGCGCAATTCGTCGACGACGCCGTCGGGGCGAACACGGGGTCCTTGCCGCTGATCGGCGGCTATGTTGGGTTCGCGACGGCCTACCAGGAATCGATCGCGACCGTCGGCGGCTTCGATCAGATTCAGATCTTGAGGCAGGTCCCATAATGGCGACGGCACCCACATTGCCAGCCCTGCCGGACGAGCCCGCTGAGATCGAGAGGGAAAACGGGTCGTGGTTCGAGTTGTCGCTTGGGACGCTGTCCGGACGCGTGGAGACGAGCGCCGGGGAATACTCAATGGTTCTGGGTCAGTTGGAGTCTCACGAATTGGCGACGATTTCGACCGGCGACTATGTCGAGGTGACTCAAGAAGATGTGGATCTCTCAGGTGTCGATTACATCACGTTTCCGGCCGAGGTGATCGGCCGAGAGCTCGGAGCGGTCAACGTCGCCTGGGTGGCGTCGGTCATCGTCGGCGGCACCGTATTTGTCGAGAAAGAGATCAAACCTGAGAAGGAAACGAGTTGGGCCGACTTCCGCGCCCCCGTGACTTTGATTACCGGAACGGCGGATGTCACAGTCCGCCTGACCGTTGTAGAGGTGTAAGAATGACAGCCTTGGTAACGGCAATGGGAGTTTCATGGCCGACGGAGTGGGACGACCCATTTATTGATGAAATCGAGCTGACACAGCAGGACGTGGACAACATCAAAGAGGATGCTGACCTGATGCTGATCGGCGGTGGCACGACGTCGCTTGTGGGTGATCTTTTTTCATGGTCAGCGCCGTTCTACGTTTATTCGACTCGGGCCGGAACATTCATCACAATCTCGGCCGGTTCGGTGACCGTAACCGATGGAAATCATATTTATTTCACGCCATCAACGCGACCGATACCAACGGAGACACGGACGTTAACGGTCGGCTCGGCGGTTCCGGCCGGTGCGGTGTGGATTGGAACGCGTAGCGGTTCGGCGGTTTCGCTGCGGAGTGAAGGTTCTGGCCCTGTCACGGTTACGCTGGACGAGGCCTACCAGGGCGGCAGCTCAATAACGGCAGCTTCGGGCGCTGTTACGGTCACGGTCCCGGACACATCTAACAATGTCGCTCTTCGGCTGACACAAAATGATGTAACGAACGATCCGTCCGCTCTTCTTATCACCAATACTGCGGATTACGCCTCCGGAAGTTATTCTATCGAGCTTGCCGGGACGAATCGGACGATCGTTAGTGCTGGCGCAGATCTTACCATTGAAACCACAACGTCCGGAGACATAAATATAAACCCAGCGGTGGATGTAAATTTTGCCGTGGCCGGAAA